GGCGCTTTGGGTGAACAGCTTGGCGCAAAGCGTTGCGTTGTATCAAACAACACCATTGTTGGGACTGGCGCTTATGGTATCCTTCTTGATGGCGCAAACTCAGGTGGTTCTGTCGTTGACTGGACAGAAGACTGCGTCATCACTGGCAATACTGTTGTTGGCTTTGGAAATCCAAACGATGCGCTGACTGGCGGCATCCATTTGCAATTTACAAAGAACACCATTGTCAGCAACAACACGGTCAAAAACAGTAATTGCAATCTCATTAACTTGAACAACAATAATATTGGCTTCAATGTTTCTGGAAATGTCTTAACTGATCCTTGGGATGACACTTATTCATCTCCAAACTGCATACGGATTGGTGGTGATGACAGCAGTGGCATCATCATCGGAAACACGTTTCGGTTTGAAGACGCTACGCTTGGGACGTATGTTGCGATCAGGTCTGTTCGAATTGAAGCCTCTCTCACTGGCCTCAACATTGAACTAGGAAAGTGTTCCTTCCAAGGCATTGACGCAACACACCTTAGTTTGGGCCTAAGCACAACATCAGGTGTGTATCATTACGGTTTCTATGAGGCATCTGGAACTGGGACGATCTCTGTCACTAGCGGCGGCACCACGGGTTTGGTCGATGTGACTTTCCCTCAAATCTTTCCATACACGCCTATTGTAACCCTTACACCTCAATACCCAATCAACGGAGGTGGTAAGCAGGCAATCTTGAGTGTTGGAAATGCTGGTTCTGGCACCATCGCTGCTGATGACTTCACGGCATATGCAACGGTTGGGGACAATACAACATGGTCATCTAATGGGACCATCAACTTTATTTGGCACGCAAGATAGGAGGCCGACATGGCTCTGAGCAAAACAATCGAGCGGAACGGCGTCACTATCGCAAACGCCTACATCCGTGTTTCGTCTTACACTGGCAACAAGAACGGAATGGAAGTGTCTGTGGGCTTGCATGCCTCTGACGCACAGCCTGCGTTCTCTGTGTCTTTGTATCAATGTCCTCTTGATCTTAATGGCGACAACCCGATCAAGCAAGCATACGAACACCTCAAGACCATCCCCGAGTTCGCAGACGCTGCGGACGTTTAATGCGCTTCGTGCGTGGACAGTCCAGCCAAGGAGATAAAAATGGCTATTACTAAAACAACAAAGAACGACAAGATCGAGGTCTTGCAACTGGCTGCGGGTTATCCCGTCATTCAGGTTCGCACAGCCACCATCATTGCAGAGGATGGCGTTGAGTTATCACGCAACTTCCATCGCCGTGTGGTTACACTGGGTGATGACTTCCTTGCAGAGCCAGACGCAGATGTGCTGGCAATCATTCAGGCTACATTTACTGCTGAAGCACAAGCTGCTTATGCAGCTGCTCAAGTTGAGGGAGAGTAACAATGGCTAACGTAACAGCTTCCCTTACAGCTAACGGCAGCACAGATGCCCTACAGATCCGTGGTCACTTCAACTTGTCAATCTCAGGTACATGGGCTGCTACAGTCACTGTAGAACGTAGCTGGGATAAGACTAACTGGTTTGCTGTAGACACCTTCACAGGTAACTACGAGGGTGTAGGCTTCGATGCTGAAGAAGTCTACTACCGTGCAACTGTTTCAGGATATTCTTCTGGTACTGTAGTCCTCCGTATCTCAGACAACCGTGACTTCGGTGCTAAGGACGTATTCGTACAATAAAAAAATACTTGACAAAGTAAATTTAACCGTGGTACAATGGCAACATTAGAACAAATAAGACTTGCAGCTGAAGCTGACTTGGTGACATTCATTAAGCTTGTAGCCCCTGAGCAAGTCTTGGGTCAATGCCATGAAGACGTATGTGACTGGTGGAGTCGTCCAGATGCTAAGTCTCACCAGCTTCTCCTATTCCCACGTGACCATGGTAAGTCTCGTCTAGTAGCTTACAGGGTTGCGTGGGAACTAACCAAAGACCCAACACTGCGGATATTATATATCTCAGCCACCGCAAACCTTGCGGAGAAACAACTAGGTTTTGTCAAGAGCATTCTTACCTCTGAGACTTTCTCAAGGTATTGGCCTGACCACGTGAACCCAGACGAAGGTAAGCGTACTAAGTGGACCAACTCAGAGATCATGCTGGATCACCCAGCACGTAAACGTGAGAAGATTAGAGACCCCTCAGTATTCACAGGCGGCTTAACGACATCCCTTACAGGTCTCCACTGTGACATAGCTGTACTCGACGATATCGTAGTTTACGAGAATGCCTACACAAGTGAAGGTCGTAACAAGGTTAAGTCTCAGTACTCCCTTCTGTCATCTATTGAAGGTGCTGAAGCTAAAGAGTGGGTCGTAGGTACACGTTACCATCCAGCTGACCTTTACAATGATCTTCTTCAAATGACAGAAGACTTGTTTGATGACGATGGAAATAAAGTAGGTGAAGAGAACATCTACGAAATCTTTGAACGTCCAGTAGAAGACCGAGGTGATGGCACAGGCCAGATGCTTTGGCCACGAGCTCAACGTAAGGATGGTAAGTGGTTCGGGTTTGACATCAAGGTTCTTGCCAAGAAACGTGGTCAGTACCTAGACAAGGGTCAGTTCCGAGCACAGTACTACAATGATCCTTCTGATCCTGACAACGTACCTGTAGGTTCAGAAAAGTTTCAGTACTACGAGCAGAAGCTTCTTCGTCAGGAGAACGGCTACTGGTTCTACAAAGATAGAAAACTAAACGTCTTCGCAGCTGTTGACTTTGCTTTCAGTCTCTCAAAGAAAGCTGACTATACAGCTATTGTTGTCATAGGGATTGACTACGACAATAACGTATACGTCTTAGACATAGACAGGTTCCGCACAGATCGTATCTCTGACTACTTTGATCACATCTTTCATCTTGTCAACAAGTGGTCTTTCCGTAAGATGCGGGCTGAAACAACAGTAGCTCAGGTGGCTATCGTTAAGCAGCTTAAGGAACTTGTGAAGCAGCACGGTCTCTCCCTTAGTATTGAAGAGTATCGTCCAAACAAAACCCAAGGTAACAAGCAGGAGCGTATAGCTTCAACTTTGGAGCCTCGTTATGACAACATGAGTATGTGGCACTACCGAGGTGGTAATACACAGATACTTGAAGAAGAGTTGTCATCTCGTAACCCAGCCCATGATGACGTTATTGACGCCTTAGCTTCTGTAGTTGACATGGCTATCAAACCCTCTCGTACAATTAAAAGACAAAACACCCAGAACATTGTATGGGCTAACAACAGATTTAGAGGAGCCTCTTAATGGCTGGCGAAACTATCGAAATTGATAGCCTTCTTGATGTAGACCACATGGCAGTTGAGATTGCCAACAGGTTTCAAGAGTGGTCCATGTTCCGTAACAAGAAGATTGAGGAGTGGAAAGAGCTCCGTAACTATCTGTACGCAACGGACACAAGCACCACTAAGAACGCAATGCTTCCTTGGTCTAACAGTACGACCACACCAAAGCTGACACAGATCATGGATAACCTCCATGCGAATTACTTTGCTACTCTGTTTCCACAACAGAACTGGATGCGTTTCGAAGCTGACAACGCAGACTCAAACCTTAAAGCTAAGCGTGATGTAATCCAAAGTTACATGAACAACAAGCTTCGTAAGTCAGGTTTTGTCAATACAGCTTCTGATCTTCTTTATGATTATATCCAGTATGGTAACTGCTTTGCTACAGTTACTTGGGAAGACAGCTACACCACCAAAGAATCAGGTGAGTTTATTGTCAACTACGTAGGTCCACGTGTAGTACGTATCTCTCCTTATGACATCTGCTTTAACCCTACAGCCTCAAGCTTTGAGAAGTCCCCTAAGATTATCAAGTCAGTAATGACACTCGGAGAAATCCGTAAGATGATCAAGGATGATCCTTCCAAGGAATACATGGAGGGTGTCTTCAATAAGATGGTTGAAGCCAGAGGTAAAGTACGTGGTTCAAACGCTACGTTCACTAAGGGTGAAGGCTTTACAGCGGATGGCTTCAGTGACATCCAGAACTACTACGAGTCTGACTATGTAGAAATCCTTACGTTCTACGGAGACTACTATGACACAGCCAACGATAAGCTTTGGTCAGATCGTGTCATCACTGTAGTTGATCGTGCTTACGTACTAGCCAATGAAGAGAACTCAAGCTGGCTTGGTCATGCTCCTATCTATCACGCAGGCTGGCGTCCTCGCCCTGACAACCTCTATGCTATGGGCCCACTTGATAACCTCGTAGGTATGCAGTATCGCATTGACCACTTGGAGAACTTGAAGGCTGACGTATTCGATCAGATTGCGTACCCTATGCTTAAAATCCGTGGGGATGTTGAGGACTTCGACTTCCAGCCTGCTGGCCGTATTTACCTAGGTGAAGAGGGTGACGTAGGTTACATGGCTCCTGATGCCACAGCCTTGCAAGCAGACCTGCAAATTAGGCTGCTGGAGGACAAGATGGAGGAGATGGCTGGTGCACCTAAGCAAGCCATGGGTATCCGCACTGCTGGCGAGAAGACAGCCTTTGAGGTACAATCCCTTCAGAACGCTGCTTCACGTATCTTCGAACACAAGACTGCACACTTCGAACGGACATTCCTTGAGCCAATCCTGAATGCAATGCTTGAGGTAGCTCGTCGCAACATGAGTAACTCAGACACAATTCGAGTTGTCAATGAGCAAGATGGTCTTATTCTTTTCCAGTCAATCACAAAGAATGACCTTGTAGCTGACGGTAAGATTGTTCCTGTGGGTGCTCGTCACTTTGCTGAACGTGCTCGTCGTGTTCAGAACCTTACACAGCTTTACCAGATCAAGCTTGCTGATCCTTCAGTTGCTACTCATCTTTCAGGTAAAGAGTTCGCACGTATTCTTGCAGATGAACTAGGTGAACCAACTCTTTTCTCTGACAACGTAGCAGTAGGTGAGCAGCTGGAAACCCAAATGCAGATGCAGGAAGCAGAAGCTGTCAACCAAGATCGCCTCATGGCGGCACAACAAGCAGGACTTTAACTATGCTAGCACCTAAGAAATCTCTTCGCCCCAAAGCTCGTCCAAAGAATTTGGCAGCTAAGGGTGCAGTAGCTCGTGGCAACAAAGCCTCAAAGTACAACGCACAAGACATGATGCTTGTCAAGAAGAAAAAGAAATAATGAGGGCTGTCTGGTTTAAAAAGTGTAAGACCGAAGAAGAGAAGAAGTCTCAGAGACAAACTCTTCTGCAACACAGGTATACACTGGAGACCCTTCAAGAAATCCTTGAGTCTATGCTTGAGGTAAATCCTCCTTCTACCGATTATGATAACCCTTCTTGGGCTTATAAGCAGGCAGACAGGAATGGCTATAACAGAGCACTAACCAAGGTGCTTGAAATCATCAACTTAGACAAGGAATAACACATGGTATTCACTGACGGAACTGCAACCACACAGACCGATCAGAACGCAGAGCAGACACAAGCTGAGACCCCACCACAGGAATCATACTTGAAGAAGCTCGTAGAGGCAAAGGGAGAGAACTGGGGAGACCCTGAGGTTCTAGCTAAAGGAAAGCTTGAAGCTGACGGATACATTCAGACTCTGGAGCAACAACTTACGCAAATGCGTGAAGACCTCCAGAAGCAAGACTACGCTTCTCAACTTCTCGAACAACTGAAGAACAAGGCCGCAGAGCCCACCGCTGCACAAACTTCAGCGCCCAAAGAAAATAATATTGGTGGCACTACAGAAGGGAACACCAACCCTGCTCTGAGTGAGGAAGACCTGAAGAGCCTCGTTGAAAAGACACTTAGTGAACGTGACAAGGATACACTGGTAAAGCAGAACCTTACTTACGTTGACCAAGAACTTGAGAAAGCTTTCGGCACAGATGCTGAAGGTGTTGTCAAGAAGAAAGCTGAAGAGCTTGGTTTGTCAATGGACCGTATGAAGGAAATTGCAACTGAGTCACCTAATGCTTTTCTTACTCTTGTAGGTGAGAAACCAAAACAAGCCTTCAACCCAATGGTTCAAGGTTCGGTTCGCACCGAGGGTGTCAATATGCAAGCCTCGACAGAACGCAACTGGTCATACTACCAGAAGCTACGTCGAGAGAACAGACACGAATATTATTCCCCACGAGTCCAACAACAGCTTATCCAAGATAAGATGCGGATGGGTGATAAGTTCGGTAACTAAAACTTCTCTTAACAAAAAAGGACTAGCAAAATGGCTGGTATGATTTCGTCCAATGCGGACATGCAACGTCTAATCCGTTCAGAGGTATACTCCTCAGAGCTTAAAGAAATCCTCCGTGATGAGATGCAAGCACAACGCTACGTGCGTATGCTGGATGGTTTCCCAGATGGTGACACATTCACAATCCCAACAATCGGTGAAACAACTGTAGCTGACTACACAGAAGATGCAGCTGTTGCTTACACACCAATGGATACAGCTGAGTTCTCATTCACTGTAGACAAGTACCTCCAGTCAGCTTCTTACATCACTAAGAAAGCTGCTCAGGACTCATTCTACAGCGCACAACTCGAAGCTCGTTTCGTTCCTGAGCAAGAACGTGCAATCCTTGAGCACTTCGAAGCAACCACATTTGCTTCACCTGAAGTTGGTGTCACAGCTAACTCAGCTGAAACACTTGACGGTGTTGCACACCGCTTCTCAGGTGGTAACGCTGGTCGTCTTGAGCTTGCTGACTTTGCATTCGCACGTTATGCCCTCAAGAAGTCAAACGTACCTGACCGTGGTCTCGTAGCTGTTGTTGACCCATCAGTAGAATACCAACTGAACACACTGACAAACCTTGTCAACGTGTCGAACAACCCAATGTGGGAAGGTATTGTACGTGACGGTATCGCAACTGGTATGCGCTTCGTAGCTAACGTATACGGCTTCGACGTTTATACTTCTAACTACCTCAAAGCTGACGTTGCTGATGCAGCCCTGCTTGAAAAAGATGGTTCAACAGGCAACGACTTCTCAGTCAACGCTGGTGTTGCTAACCTCTTCTTCTCAGCTGACACAACTGCCAACCCCTTCGTTGGTGCATGGCGTCAAATGCCTGAGGTTGACTACGAGTACAACAAAGACCGTCAGCGTCACGAGTATGTTACTACTGCTCGTTACGGTGTCAAGAAGTACCGTCCAGAAGGTATTGTCACAGTCGTGTCAAACCCTGCTGTATAAAAACATTGGGAGCTCCTTCGGGGGCTCCCTCCATTTTCTTATTGACAGAATAGTCAGAAGTGTGTATAATAAATTTACCCTTGGTAGGGTCGATAGTATATACCCCTAGGAGAGCTTCATGGTAAACATCAATCATTCTAATCTTACAGACCCATACCTCCATGAGCCCAAGGGTGTAGCCTCAGCTACTTCTGGTAAGGTCTATGTTTCAGATGGTTCAGGTAGTGGGGATTGGACACAACCAAACTATCAGATCAATGGGTATGTAGACTTTGATGCTACTACTCCTGCTTACCAACACTCAGTAACTACTTCTTTCACAGCACTTAATCCTACTTTCTTTGTCACACTTGCAGATGGCTTCACAGGTACATCCACACCTAATGCTCGTCTCGTGTACACAGGAACAGACACCATTATTTCTGATTGTTCTTTTGCCTGTAACTTCCGAAACAATTCAGGAAGCAGTAAAACTCTTGAGCTCGTCTTCTACAAGAACGGAGCACTTATGAATGGTGGTCATGTTATCGTAACCGCTGTGTCAGGTGAGTGGCGTTCTGTTGTTCTTAATGATCTCGTAAGTCTTTCTACAAATGACTACGTTGAAATCTTTATTAAAGGTGACGCAGCCTTTACTCTTGATGTAGCTACTGCTTCCCTCATTATGAAAGGGGTTCCAGCGTAATGAAGAAAACACTCATTGAGATAGTCCAGTCGATCCTAAACGATATGGACTCAGAGGGTGTCAACTCCATCGAAGACACCGTTGAGGCACTTCAAGTAGCCTCCGTTGTGGAGGACACCTTCTTTAACATCGTCACAACCCGTGACATCCCTGAGCACCACCAGTTGATTAAGCTTACTTCTTTGTCATCAGGTAGTCGCCCCACACACTTTAAGTATCCTACGAATGTTCGTCGTATTGACACCCTTCGTTATAAAGTAGGTACAACATATACAGAAGTTCTCTTTGTTGAACCCCTTGAGTTCCTCGCACGTACAGGTTCTTCTTCTGCTAACACAGTAGAGGTTACCGATGTAAACGCAGGGACATCCATGTACATTCGTACTAACGGACAACCCTCGTTCTACACAAGCTTTGATGACGAACACATCGTGATGGATTCCTATGACTCTTCTGTTGAGTCAATTCTGTCAGAAAGCAAGACACAAGCTTGGGGTGTCATTTACCCTACGTTCACTAAAGCTGATACATTCGTTCCTGATCTAGATGAAGTAATGTTTCCCTTCTTGATTGCTGAAGCTAAGTCTACTTGCTTCTCTTTGTTTAAAGGAGGAGTAGACCCAAAAGTAGATCAGGCTGCTCGCAGACATAAGTCTTACGTACAGAATGATCAGTTCAGAACTAAACGTGAGAACAGTAGACCTAAGTATGGGAGACACTAATGACTGACTTTATCCATGACACCGAAAACCAGAGGTGTGAATGCAAGTCAGACAAGATTGTCGGTTCGTTCTACATAGAGAAAGAACTTGGGGGTTACCGATTTTTTGTCATCAGGGTTGAGGTTGGCTCAGTACCTAAGGCACTAAGTGGCAAGTACTCCTCCATGCAAAAGGCTCAAGAAGCTGTAAAGAAGTATTTCCTCAACAAAAAACCTAGCGCTTCAGTTCGCAGGAAAGAGTTCGGGGACGCATACGAAAAACGTAAGAAAGCAAAAGATGGCGCAGAGACTAAACCAAAAGGTAGTAAACACGTTCATCAAGGGTCTGATCACTGAGGCTGGTGAACTTACATTCCCTGAGGATGCTTCCATTGACGAACTGAACTGCCTCCTTGGGAGAGATGGTTCTCGTCGCCGTAGACTTGCTGCTAAGGTGGAGGAGAGTAATGTCTTGTCCACCTTTACTGTTAGTGCTACAGGTGTCTTTACTACAGGTCGTTGGGAGAATGCAGCTGGTCAAGCAGGACTTGACTTCCTTGTTGTTCAAACAGGAACTAAACTCTACTTCTACAACACAGCCACAGAACCTTACTCAGGTAATGAGAAATCTTTTTCTATTGACCTGACAACCTTTGAACACGCAGGCGGTATTAGCTCAGGTTCAACTAAAGTACAGATGACATCCATCCTTGGATCGTGACTGGGAAAC